TGTCTATCGGCGAAGTAGGTTCTCCTACGAGTCCAATTAAATACCCATACCATGTCCATCCGTTGTTTTTAAATATTGTTCCTTGATCGAGATAGGTTTGATCTGCCGTTACATAATCAATACCTGCCGTAAGTGCTGCACTATCTACTTTTACAGATGTAATATAATTAATTGGATATTGATTTAGCACAAGCTTTTGCCTTCCACTACCTTTATAATATTCCGTATAAGTATTTGCTATAAATTTTCTGTTGCAATATTTTGATACCATACCAGATATACTATTTATATTCCGTTCAATTAACTTATCCTTAGAATAATCCCATGCAAAATAGTCATAACTTGATATGGTTATATTTGTTCCTCCAGCTGTCCATACGGCCGTAAAAGTAGCGCTAAAAGCTATAGAACCAGCTGAATAATCAACCGTAATTATTGATGTTGTAATAGTATTTGATGCTGTATCTGCAAAAGTTCCCAAATAATTAGGTGCTAAATCTGTATTTGCAAACGTAAATGTTTCATTGCCTGTATCTCCCGTAAGAGTTTCAACGGCTGTTACGGATGTTAAAGTATATAACCCAAGATAAAGTCTCACTGAGCTCATTGTAGTCAAAGCCTGTTCAATTAGAGGCATATTATCACCCCTTAAATTAAGGGGCTATTTAAGCCCCTTTGTTACTATGTTCCCTGAAGGTTTTTTATTATCAGGTTTTACCATTTTATTGTCCTTCTTCAATTAATTCACCTCTTAAGTTGCAGGTTCATCAACTGCATTACGATCACCTAAAATAACAGATACCGTTACGCTCGCGGTTTCATCAATAGTATTTGCCGAAGTCAAGCTTTTAGCATATACCTTGATATAGCGATCTGCTCCAATTAAATCCACATCAAAACCACTGCCTGTAACACTGGATGAAATACCTAATGTTGTAGTGGCATTAGCAGAATCATAAATTGTGAATGTTCCAGTTGTTGCATCTGACTCATATACATAAAACGAAACGGTCGATGTACTTCCTGCAGAACCATCCATTTGTGCATATACATAAGCAGAAAGATAACCTTTTCTATCAATGACTGAGCTAGCATGTGCAGTAGTAGCGCCAGCTGACATTGTAGTAATTAAAGTTGGTTTGCCAACAACTTGTTCAATTAATTTTCTTTTCAATTTAATTACCTCCTTAAATTTAGTTAAGGGATACCAAATCCCTATTATGCATACGGATAGTTATAGCATAGGAATGATGTATTGTGTCTCAACGCCATATCATGTTTTGCAGTAATCCTTAAAACTGTTTGGTCAAGGCTAAAAGCAGATTGCAAACTTGAGCCATCATACCAAGAAGCTTCCTGTGAAGCCATAAATTCAAATGCCATTTCATCACCAAACATAAATTCGGAAAAATCACCTAAGAATATATCAAAATATGTGGTTCCTGCAGTGCTGTTTGCCGTAGTAATTTGATTGCTTACCCGGAATGGAAAACCGTTTAAAGTACCACGATTCATTTCATCCCTATAAATATACTGATTTGTGGTAGTTTTCAAATTGTAGAAAGCACTCCAAATCAAAGATGGGAAAATCCATCCAGGCGACAACATTGGCGTATTGTAGTTCATCAGCGTTCCTATCATTGTCCCAGGGACATCTGCCGTTAGAGTAGAAACTCCAGTTGCAACTGAAATATTCGCAGTAGATATCCCATTTTTAATTCCAAGAGGTTCGTAATTTGTTCCATCGCCATACATTGCTGAATAATCAATTTTAAGCTTCATCTGATTTACCATGTCATCACGTACAATCATATCAGCGGCATAAGACGAGTTTCTGATAAGATCATTTGATACAGGAACTAATGTAACAAGCTTTTTACTTGACATTTTAATATTGCCAAATGTTTCCTGACTTTTTGTCGCATTCTGGTTTTCCCCTACATAATATGACGTTGCTCCACCAGTAAGCTTAGGAAGATTTAGTGTGCCGCCCGGCATAGGAATATGCCTAGCTCCCAGCTCCATTACTGCGGTTTTAGAAAGCAGCAATGGTATAATATCTTCGCTCCACTGTTCAGCTATTAAAAAACCACCTTCAGAAGGAGTTGTGGCAGAAAGTTGTTTTAACAATGCATGCACTTTTTTATTATTAGGATACATTCCCTTTTTACTATTATCCGCGCTTCCAGCGGCATAAAACAATGCTTTATCAGGATCATTTTTGGCAAGCGTAAGACATTTAATAGCCCTAGTAATAGTCAGTCCAGGTTCCTCTTTTTGATCGGAATTAATACTTAATTGTTCCTGCTGGTCATGCATTGCAGTTAACTGATCTGCATATTTATGCTGAGTTTCCTGCAAAGGAGCAATTTTTTTATCGATTTTTTCTTCAATTTTGCTTAAAAGTTCTTCCATTGTAATTGACATATTATTATACCTCCTATTAATTAATTTTTTTTTCGATCATTTTTTCGATAGCATTTAAAAGTTGCTCAGGTTCAAAATTTAGTTCGTTTAAAGCAGTGTTTTCTTCAGACTTTGGCCACTTTAAAGTATCCAAATCAATGATTTCTTTATTTTCAAGGGCATTACCCTCTTGAACTGATTTTTGCGATAATAAAAGCACTTGAGATTTTATTTCTTCAAGTGCTTGTTTTAATTCATTTATTCCTGTTTTTCGATCTTCCATCATTGTTGTATCATCTTCCATCATTCCGGAAGAATCAATAAATTTTCGCAACCTATCTCCACAAGCTTTTATGTTGTTGCAAATTTCATTTAGCATTTCCTTATTTTTACCGGATAATGTTGCACCTGTCTTATAAGATTTAGGACTATATATTTCTTCTAACTCCGTGTATTCAGTCGATAATGTTGCAACTCCATTTTCGTATGTGTACTGATAAAGATAGTATTTATTCTGCTTTTCCAAAATAACATGGCCACTCGGATAATTTACTGGATATAAATCCTCTATCCAAGGGCCTCCAGGTTGGCATATGTCTGCTGGATTAATTGCCATGTGTACAGCATGCATAATATCCCAAACAGAAGGATTACCCTCAATATCTGGTTTTTTAGTTTCAATTTGTTCCATCAATTTATTTTGTTTTTTATCTTCCGGAAACATTTCTTTTAGCTCAACTTTAGTATATGCCTTGAATTCTGGAGGTTCCTTGTCAAAGTCATCCTTATAATGCTTTGCAATATGGTTATAACAACGTTGCTTGTCTTCTTCTGGTATGTCTACTCCACCTCTTGCGCCAAGTAACACCCCCATTACTGCCGTTACGCCACGCCAAATTAAATGATAATCACTTTTCCTATGATGTGGCAGTTTATATGCACCTTTGTTTTCTGCATTTTCAGAATCGTACCATGTACACATAATTTTCAAGTCATCAACCGAGGCAGCGGTAATTTCTGCTGGTCCATCCCATGTTGTTGTATCTGGTTCTGTTGGATATGATTTATATGGAATTACTGTTTTTTCTATGATTTCATTCATTTGCTTATCATCAATTATTCCCTTTATTTTAGCCTCTGAAAGTGCATTTGGATTACTTGGAACTGGAACTAAAGATAATTCCAAAAGAGATTGTCTAATATATTTTCTTCCGGTTGTTCTTCCTTCTTTTGTTATCGGTTCATATTCTTTTCCTATAAATCCGACTGAAACTGCTTTCATATATCCATTCCGATACATGTTGTAAGCCATATCAATATTTTTTGCATGTTCTGCAAGCATATCTGGATTTTCGGGATAAGATGTCAATTCATTAATCGTCGGAAATTGAACGTCAAATATTAGTTTTTGTTTTCCCAAGTCTATTTGAGTGTTTAACGAACGCGCATATGGGAATTTATCGTATTCATGAAATCCCATTATTACAGGATTTTTATTGTATTCATCCAATTCCCAACCAGCAATTGTTAAAATATCTCCATCTCGATCTTCGGTTTCGTCAGAACCAGAAAATCTTAATGTTCTATCAAGTTCCTTCCCTACTTGTTTTACCTCGAAATTAAGTACTTTATTTATTTTGTTCATAGATTTATCACCATCCTTTTCATCATTAATCAAATCTTTCATATACTTTTCACCACGAGTTATAATTCCTCCCCATTTCATAACTGCAACAACGCCAGCAATAAGCTTGTCTTTTTCATGCCGTGCCATCCAAGCTTCACGTTCTTTTATCCAATCAAGTACACCTTGTGTTTTTTCTCCATTTCTTGCTTTGCCCCAATATTCAAATGCTTCATTGCCTCGGATGTTTCCACCTTTAGCCCAAATATCAGAATAATTTTCTTTTATATTTAACGCAAAGTCATAATCAAACTGAGAAAAGTTACTATTTCTAAGACTTATCTCTTGATTGTCACCATTTTTAGGAAAGTTGGTTATATTCGACATTTTTAATCACCTACAAATTTAATGGCAAAATTTTTATAATAGCACTTGCACCAGCTGTCATTCCTGCACTCAATGTTAAAGATAATCCTAAATAATCGGGCAATCCAGCAAATCTTATCGTTTGATTTGCTGAAAGACTGGATGTCATTTGGGCAGAAGTATCTTTATCAATTATTGCAACCATAGTACCACCACTAGACATGGCACCATCTATATTTAGAGATGAAGTTAATCCGGCAGATGAAATTGTAAATTCAATTAATGCTAAATTAAAACCTTCTATATTAGTCTCAGAAGAAGTATAAGTTGTATCTCCTGTTAATGTTGCCGTTATAGTAGCTGTTATTATAGTTATTACCGTTCCTTTTGTTAAAATTATTCCTCCTGCACCTAAGTCATTATTTCCTTTCCATTGCCAAAATTTATCCATCATTTACCACACCCTTTTTACTCTTCTCGCCATAACCAATTAAAAGTTAATGTTGTTGCTGCTGTAGTATTATTAACAATTTTTAATGTATAGTCTTCATTTTTTCTTAGTGTTCTTTCAACTCCATTTGTCAGGTCTGATGCAGATACCGGTAAAGTTAATCCATTAAATAATTTATTTGTTGACAAAATGTTTCCATCATTAATAGGGAATGGAGAATTTAAATAAATATTAAAAGTTGCAGCATCGAGAGACATTCTATTCATATTTATTGACGGTACAATAGTTGAACCAGCAGAAGATATTATAGAATTTTCATATAGTAAAACCAAAATATCAACCATTGCCGCGTTATATAATATTTTTCTTGATATAAAATTTATATCTTTATCAATTCCAGTTTTTCCATGTATATAAGCTGTTCCCATGGCAGAAATATTAAAATCACATTCAGCATAATATGTATTCATATTATGTCCCACCTTTCCATCTCGAATTTATTAATGCTTTGGCATTGAATTCTACAACTTCAAAATGTTTTAACAATGCACACCTAAACTCCAGCATGATTGCGTTTGCTTCTTTTTGACAAGCTTCTTGTTTTAGCATATCAATTTTATTAGTTAGCATATTTTCCTCCTTAATAAAGTCCAGTATATGACGCGTACCAATTAGTTCCTATATCAAAACTCTTTAAGTTCAATAAAAATGTACCTGTTGCAGTAGGATTCGGAGCAGTTGCAGCACTCCATGTTATTGTTCCAGTATAAGTAATCGTTGCTGTTGAAGTAAATGTAAGCTTTACTATTATATCAACCATTGTATCACTTGCTGTTGGCAAATTCGTTATAATCAATGTTTTATTTGCTGTATTGTCATTAGTAATTGTAAAATTAGTCACAGAAGTTAAATCAAGTGTGAAATTAGCTGTATCATCTTCTGTAACCGTCGTAAAATCAATTAAAGATGTAATGTTTCCAGATAAAGTTGTAATGTTTCCGCTCAATGTAGTAATATCTGCACTTACATTTCCAAATTGCGTATTAATAGCATTAATTAAATCTTTTTCGTATTCGCTTTTAAAATAATTTCCATGCTGAGTTAATGACATAATCATTCCTCCTTTATTCTGGTAAAATTGGAAGCTCAACGCAACGGCAATTTACTATTTCTTCTGGTGGTCCGCTTGCATCACCAGGATACATAAGACCGTTTGAAAATGGTTGATTTATACCAGTTGTTTCGCCATTTATTGCTCCATGAGAATCTCTTTCACGTCCATCAATTGTTGTTTTCCATTCTCGTTGTTGCACTCTAGCGGCTTTATATGTTTCATGTGTTCCATATCCTACTGTATTATGAGTTTCCGTACGAGATATCTTTTCTGCCCTATTTATTTTCGCTTCAGTCATTACTTTAGAAACACGATCTCTTAATTTTGGTATCCCTTCTCCTTCAGCAATACCTTCTGACAATGTTTTTCTCAACTTTTCTTTTGTTATATTGTTTATTTCTTTTACTTGTTCGGCTCCAAATTGGTCAATCCATTCTAAAAATTTAGGTTGCATAAAATCTTCTGTCAATCCAAAACCAAAAGTTACATTTATAGTAGTAAATCCTTCTTTTAAACTTTGCAACCAAAGTGGAGTTAATATCGCAAGTAATATTGTGCCTTCTTCTTCCCAATCTAAAAGCTCGTCAGGATTATCCGTTGCTTGTTTAACGGACTTTTCTAAAGATTTGTTAATCTTATCTTGCTGATCTTGAAAATAACGTTTTAAAGCGTTAATAAAAGGCCGCTCGTTTTTTATGGCAGCCTTATCAATTACATGCCACATTTGATTTTTTTGTTCAGTGGTTAATGCTTTTTTATCATATTGATTATCTGTTTTTTTATATGCAAGTTCTTGTTGTTGCGGTTCTAAATTAGTTTCTATTGCAGATTCATTTACTTTTGTTGGTATCATATTTAAAGGCGTATAAAGTATTTGGCCTTTTCCGTCTGGCAATGGTTCCCATCCATTTTCTTTTCTCCATTCATCAACAAGTATTCCACCATTTTTTAATCCATCCGATGCTTTTTTAAGTTTAAATTCGTCATCTTCTGGCACAACATTATCATGCTCGATAATATTGCTTCCAAACTCAGGAAGTAATTGCACATTAAGCACATCGTCTATAAATTTAAGCTCTTTGCGAAGTACGTTTTTTGTATAAAGATAATAGGCTGCATCAATTGTTGATCTATTTGAGTTTTCAAGGATTCCAAACAGTTCTGGAGGTATATTAAAATGTTGATTTGAAACATCTCTAAGGTATTTTCTACTTTCTATAAAATCCATATCTTTATTTGTTTCTTTTAAGATTTGAATTTTTGCATCCCAATTTAACCATGCTGTTTTGTGCTTATTATTATAACCCCCATATTTTTGATTCCAGGATTCTGTTTGCCTATCGATTGTTGTTTCGTCTGCACCAGGCATCATTCCAACCATTGCTGGAATTGCATCATTAAAAAAGTATCTTTTTTCATATTTTGCCATATATTCATCTGTTTCTATCTCATCCCCAATACCTTGTGCACGTCCCATACCTCTAAGATAAGGATTTGTTACGTCTGGCTTTTTAAAATAAACCATATCGGATGGAGGTACAAATATTGGATTAGCTTGCATGTTTCCCTGTGGATAGACAGAAAAAAATAGTTTTGTTCTACTTGGTATTTCTAAAACCCATGATGGAGGTACTGGCCAAATTTCTGTTACTTTATTAAGACCATTTCTCTCTTTTATCCAAAATGCTTCTCCACTCGGCAAAAGCAAGTATACTTGTGTAATATAAAACAAGACATATTGCGTTATTGTCAAATCTGTAGTAGGTTTTTTTAATACTTTTTCTATTGATGTATTTTTCAGTTTATCTGTTTTTTTTACATCATTACTTTCATATATCCCGTATATGGAAGTTGCTACATCGGACGCAATTTGATGTATTGGATTCATTCTAGGGCTTTTATTATATAAATCAATCCAATCACTTGTGCTTCTTCGAGGTGGCTCTCCATATGTTGGCATAAACCGCTGTGACATTTTCATAAATGATTCATTTGGAAAACTACCAAAGGCAGCTTTAATTAAGCTAAATCTTTGTCCTAAACTCATTTTTTGTTTAATATGTGATTTTTCTATAAGCAAACATATCACCTGCCTTTATGCCATGTAATAATTAGGCTTTTTCAAGGTTTTCCATAACTTATTAAGAGAATCCGGCGCATCGTCGTGCTTTGCTTTTGCATGATAGTGCAAAACTTCATGGTTGTATTCAGAATTTAAATTATTAAACAAAACGGAACCGTTATTTATATCCGGCTCCATTTGAATTATCCTGTTATGCTTATTGTCTGTAGAGCGAAACCCGGTTACTTTTCTATAGCATCCGTGTTCTACAAGATACCTGCGAAGCTGTTCTGTTCCGTCTTCTTTGTATGTGTTTTCTTCCAGTATTACTTCGTCTATATCCGGGTATTCGTTAATAAACCACGCCGTATGTTCCATGATAGCTTTTAATTTATGGTTTTTCAGCTGTCCGTCTCGGACGAGCGTTGCCCCATTATGCCATCCCCCAAGCGTATACCCGGTGCTATCCAGCCCTTTTCCTTCGGCTGGGTCGATTGACAGCTTGAGTTTAATTTGCGGAAAAGACTCGTACAGGTTTTGCCAAAAACGCAATGACTTAAACGGCATATCACTGCTATTGCGCGGCTCCGACTGATCTTCTTTCCAAAATGCATCTTCACCAAAGGATTCCCGGTCAAGCATGACGTTATAGTACCCTCCGGGATGATCCGTCTTGTCTTCCGGTACTTTCCCTTCCCACAAAACCTTTGACCCTTTAAGCATTTTCTCCTTGCGTTTCAGATAAAATTTCCAAGCATCGTCAAACCTGTTTTCGTTTGCGATGTTTCGATAGATTTTTCTCCATTCTTCCCACAAATCATTATTCTCCGGGAAAGAAATGACGCGCTTTAAAATCATGGATTCCCACGCGGGCATTTTTGTGACTCTCGCAAGAAGCGAATCTTCGCTCAATATTGTACCGATATAGAAGTAGTCAGTGTTATATGTTCCCAAGCGCCCTATTTCTTCATTGAAACACTCGTCAAGCTTTTTTCTGAGGCTGTCGGAGCCGATAACGTCTTTGTCTTCTAGGTCGTCTAAAACAATGAGGTCGGGTCTTGTGTCTTTATTTATTCCCCGTATCCCAGACTGCCATCCGGCGCAGGAAATCCATGTTCCGCCGACGGTTCTCATTTCCGTTGAGTTCCATGTTGAAAGCCAGTTTCCCTTAGGCCCCTTTTGCTTCCCAAAGTCTTCCGCTATTTCGTCGCTTTCCAAAGCCTTCTTTACTTTTTCAAGAAAATTAGAGGCAGTATTGAAGTTTGCGCTTATGAAAAATACAAACTTCTTTTTCTTGTAGCAGGCCGCCCATGTTGGTATAGCTACGCTTGACAGCGTGCTTTTTCCGTGCTCTCTCGGCGCGACTACGGCAAGTTTTTTTCTGCTTTTGCTTTCTATTGTGCTTTTGGCTTTGTGCAAAATTTCTATTGCATAATCTCCGAACTCTCGGTCAAATTGGTCCGGCATGTACGCTTTACAAAAATATTCAGGATATATTTCGCCCAACATTCTCCTAAGTCCGCCAGGTCCGATTAAGGGGAAGTTCATAAGTACTAATTCTGTATCATCACCAAAATGTCTGTATGCATATTCTATGAGCAAATCTTTATCCATTTAATCACACCCAATAAAAAAAGAGCCATCTATTTTACTAGATGGCTCAAGGCTCAAATTTTTGCCGTTTTTCCGGCACTATATATTTTTATCAAATTTCCACAATACTTTCCATTGCATTTCATTTCATATTCGGCATTTCCTTCACCTCCGGCATATTTAAACAATCTTTTGCCGCATATAGGGCACAAAAGCCATCTTTTACCTTTCTCCTGCATGTATTTTCTCCCTTGCTTTTAATAAACTTTCAAGACATATTTGTGATATATCTCCAATAAATGCATACCATTCAATAAACTTTGCTAAAACCTTTTTATAGTCATTTAACATAGCAGCTTCCATTTCAAATTTCAAATGTGCCGACTGGACAACATGCATTAAAAATTTCTGGAAAGTATCTCCATAATTATTTTGTATTTCAAGGCGAGGAGAAACCATTTCTTTTCGTATTTCATTAAACATATTAACATCAATATCGTTTTTTAGTTCATTTTCATATTTTTTGCATGCTCTAACCCCAATTTTGCATAAATTAATAATTTTCTTTATGTCTGATTCAGTTTTTAACATAAGTTTACTTATCTTTTGTATATCTGATGTATTCTCAAAATGTAAATTATCTTGTATTATTTTAAGTGCATCATAAGGCTTTAGTAATTTTAAAGTTTCTCCGAAAGTTTTAACCTGAGTACCTTCAATATATGCTCCACCTTCCGTGCAGTTTATTACACTTCCCCTATGATTAGCAATGTCATATTCGTATGCCTTGAGGAAATTATACCAACCTGAGTTTGTTTTGACTCTTTCTTCTACATTACCACGCACTTCAAATATTCCTTCGCCTTCACTCGAAAACGGAACTTCTGTCGCGTGCGTTTCTCCATCGGGTCCATATGCTAAATCCTGCCCTATAAGTACAATAGGATTGCATCCTAATGCTTCGGCTACTTTAAAAGCCATATTTGAGCTTGAAAGCTTTATATCAAGCATTCCCTTGTCAACCTGCAGCCATTTAAAATGGTCAAAGTTTCTATAAACGACAATCTGAGGTCCCGCATAAGACTCATACACATGATTATAAAGTACCGGACATGCTGCCATATATACATCTTTAACTTCTTCTGTTTTAAACCCTTCAAAAAACTGTTGTACTTCATGCTCTCTTTCAAGTGACGTTACCATATGCGGTTTTATACCGTTTTCCATGAGCAGTTTAAAGCTTGCATCTACTGAAATTGTAAGTCCTTGATAATCTTTTAGTAAATGCATATTTTTTTTCAAACTCGGACCAGTTGAAACTATAACAACAGGTTTTCCTTTAAATTTATCGTACAATAAATTAATTCCTGGATTATTTACTATAACATCAATATTATCAAGCATATTTTCAAGTCCAATAAGGGAATCTTCCGCACTATTACCAAAATTATTTATACCATGATAGGCAGCTTCAAATAATGTTTGTATACATTTTACATAATAGTCTTTATGCATGCGCATTGCAGGATATAAAAATATAGGTTGCGTAACTCCGCACATCAAAAGTTCAGACAAATTTAACGTATAATGTTCTCTTAGTACGGAATATAATTTATTTGGTTCAACTCCAATAAATAAATGTATTTTGGAATTACTTATTATTGGCACCAAATCAACAACATTCATAGCACACATAAACAGTTCAATATCCTTTTCAAAAATTATAATTGCTTGTGTGCCCATTTCTTTCGATTTAAACTGCATCCAGTACATTATTTCATACCCAAGTCCAAAACCGCAAAATACCGGGATTTTTACATTTTTCATGTCAAATCCTGCAAATTGTTCAAAACAATATTCCTGTACGTTGCCTATATAATAAAATTGTCCATCAATTAGCACATTGGGTATACAGCCGTCTTGCTGCATAAGTTTGTATTTTTGTCCAATTTGTACTAATGATAAAGTTAGCGCAAGGTCTGGATAACGTTTTGACAAACTTTCAAAATTTTTATCAAAAATATTAGAATCCGTTTTTATTTCATTCATTATTTTTTCTCCTCAATAAACCTTCGCTTATTTTTTTCTTATGCTCATCTGAAAGTTTCTTGCCTTTTAACCAAGTATTTTTACCTTTATGAGATTCACTCATTTTATTTCTAATTTCTTCCGATATGACTTTTCCCCTGTGAGATTCGCTCATTTTTTCACGTGTTGTATTTGTGAAAATTTTCCCTTTATTCGCCTCGCTTATTTTTCTTTTGTGTTCTTCGGTTGTTTTATGTCCTTTACGATTGGTGTTTCCTTTGGTTGCTTCACTTATTTTCTTCCTAGTTTCAATTGAAAAAAACCTATTTTTACCAGCTTCACTCAATTTCTTTTTATGTTCGTTCGATAATGTTCTAGTAGTTCTTTTTTTAGCTGCTTCACTTAATTTTTTTCGCGTTTCTTCTGTGAAGATTTTATGTTTACATGCTTCACTTATCAATTTTTTGCTTTGTTCTGATAGTTTTCTGCCTTTATTTGCTTTACTTATTTTATCTTTTGTTTCTTCAGATACATAATGGCCTTTATTTGATTCACTTATTTTTCTTTTAGTTTCTTCACTATGGAAACTTCCGTTTAATCCACCTTCCTTTAAATTATATA